AAATAGGGTTCAAATATTTAGTCCCGTTGCCATCCTTTCTAACTATCTGAGGAGAACCATGAACTACAATAACTTGTTCTGAATCATAATACTTTGCAATAGCCTGAGAAGTATCAGAAGCTCCTAACAAATCATCTTCATCACTTCCTCCAGGAACTACCATAAATTCAGTAAATTTTGCACTTTGTTTTAAGAAAGTAAATAACTTACCATTTGTAGAAGCATCTGTTCCAGCCGCAACTGTTGTATTGGTGCATAAAAATGTTGTAATATCTAATTCAGATATATTTTCAAGAACATCATCGTATGCTCCTGCCGAAGTATAATCCGTTGTTCCTCCTGTTGCTAAAACTTCAGCGACAACAACTAGATTTGAATTATCTGTTCCCGTTTTACTTACAACAAAATTATTCTTAACGTACTTATCAAGAATACACCAATTATACAAATCATTAAAAGTGCTAAATTCTCCAGACTCAACAATCAAATCAGGAGTAGAATCATCTATAGTTTTCGTTCCGAAAATTTCCCCACTATCATCTATACCTTGATAAGTTCCCTTAAAGATTTGAAGTTTGAATTTTGTAGGATCGTCTATTCCTGACACTATTTTAGCAGAATATCCTAATTTTAATGAACCTCCGACTTCAACTCCATTACCTACGACTCCTTCATTTTTACATTTAAATACTAAAGTATTAGTACCAATAGTTAATGTTATTGTAGCACAAGTTGTTTTTGCAGCTCTACAATAATAAAGTTTAGGAGCTCCTGCTACTCCTTCTCTTGGAGTAAATATTTTAGCAGCAATGTCTCCGATTAAACCTCCGCCTACAAAATTCAAAAAGTCTTCATAACTATTGAATTCATAAACAGATTGTAACCCATTTGCTAATTCTCCTTGAATACCCGCTCCTCCGGAAAACTCATAGCCATTACTATCTTTTGATAGACCTGTATCTATGATCATAACATTTCCAAACTGAGCAACATTTTCAACAGACGTCGGACTATACACTGATACAGCGTATGCACCGGGCTCTATATAATTCTTTCCATGAAAATTTACTACTGTACTCATTTTATGATAAATTTATAATTAAGATATTAATTTTCTTATTAATAATAATTGAAATTGAATATTATTTACTCAATAGTACCTCCTTTAAATGCAAAAGATTTCAAAAATTCACTTACTTTTAATTGAGGAACTGTTAATTCATATTGAAAATTCAAATTAAGAACTTTATTAAACATTCCGGCTGGGATTAATTGGTCATTGAAAACTATATCATTACCAGATAATTTTATGTTCATTAATCCCTTCAAAGATAAATGAGGCATTACGACTATTAAAAGAGATTTTAAAACATTATAAACTAGATTCACTTCACTAATATTAGATGAAGTTATTATTATCTGATAAGTAGTGTCAAATAATTGCGTAAACTTTTTTTGTTGTCCTACATTTTCAATTTCTTCTGTCTGATATCCCTCATCTTCTCCAATAGTAGGTTCAAGAGGTTGCTCAGATGGTAAAACTATACAAATAGATATTGGTTGATTTACTTTAAAAGAATATCCAAAAGAAATATCTAAATTTCCTAGATCAGAAAATATTTTCTTTGCTTGATCAAAGAAATTATATCTATTTACTTTTAAGATATTACCATCTTCATCTAATCCTAATAACTTATATAAAAAAGTACTTGAAGGAGAAGCAGAATATTTCTTTAAATCATTACGAATATATGTTATAATACTATTTAAAGTATTATAAATAATAAATTCTGGCATTAATATTCCCGTCATAATATCTTATCTAAAAACATTTTTACTTGGTTTTCTACTATTGTGTCAACATTAATCTGTTGTATTGCTTTATTAGCAAAGTGCTGAGCTATTAACCCCTTATGTATAAAAGCTAATGGATCTGAATTTTCGCCTACTCTTCTAAATGACATATAAGTATTTTGAGTAGTCTTTTCATAAGCTGCCGCTACCTTTGTCAATCCTTCATATATGCTTGATTTATGTATATATTCTTCGTATACTGTTGATTTAGTCTTCTCATCAATAATAGCTGCACGACTTTGAGGGACGTCGTAAGGAGAAGGAATTTCTGAAGATTTTAAAGGAGAATTAGACGGTTTTTGTTTAATTGCGTCATATATTTCTTGAGGCATCTCATTTGCAAATCCTGCTTGTCCTACTATACCAGGAGTTCCTTGTCTAAAAGGTATGGTTAAATACCATTGACCTCCTGGAGATATCATTCTTCCCCCTTTATTATAAACAGGAACCGTATATTTAACATATTTTGAATTTTTGAATCCTTCTTTCATATCAAAGGGCGCTGCTCCATTCTCTATCATCTCTGGAAATTTTCCCGTTAATACTATTTGTTTAGCGAATCTTCCCTTATCTATTATGTTCAAATTTTGTAAATATGTTGGTAATGTAGATTTTAACTTTTCTTTAGCCAAATTTTCCCATTGATAATAAATCGCTGAAGTGACTAAATCTACACACGTTTCAGTCATCTTATCTATAATCTCATTCGTTAAATTAAATTGAGATTTTAATCCAGTTAAATCTATTTCTATGGGCTCTAACATACTTTCTTAATATTATTCTAGTATCTCTATTGCTTCATCTATAGAAGAAATATTAATATCATCCATTAAAGATTTTCCAAACTTATCTTCTGCTTCAGATATTGCTATTGCTAAGGCTTGATTCTTATCAGTAACTATTTCTCCGTTAGAAGATTTGAGAGTTCCCTCTTTAAACTCTCTCATTATCTTTGCAATCTTTCTTTGTTTCTTATCTTTTATTGTCATAATCACTCCTTCTTCACAGAATTGTCTAACAGTTCATTATCAAATCTTTGTGCATCCCATATATAATGAGCCTTTCTTGCAATTGCATTTATAGGCATTGATCGCATATCTCCCCCATTAGAACAATAATCATTACTTCTTACTGTCATCAATTGTCTATTTATCTGTATTATATGATAAACAGGATAATGTGAATATCTTATTGATATAGATATATCTGGGATATTTTGATTAATATCATTAGACGGAATATAATTTATTATAGATTGATCAAAGACTATTCTATTCCCATCTACAGTGTATTTATCAGAAGACAATGGCATTAATTTAACAGAATCTCCAATGTATAAATACATATTGCTTACAGTTAATGGTTCATATATAGGATAAGCTATTAATTCGTTGTTATATAGTATAGGTCTTAATATTTCAGTATAGTCTTCAAGCTGAGTTCCAGTAAATATTATCCTATCCATGAAATTCAATTTATCTGAAGCTCTAGCGGTTATTCTAGCTGTTCCTAGTGTTGTTTTGCTCCAATCTTGATACTTTACAGAATCACCCATTCCCTGAGCAATTACTTTTGTTTTTCTTTTTTCTACAAAAAGCCATCCTCTTCCTAAACAATTTTTACAAGTAGACAATGCTTGTCCTGTCCCTTTATCAACGCAAGGACATCTCATAGCTTTTTGAATATAACAATCATATCCATTCTGATAAATAAGACTATTGAATTCTCTTACTTGCCATCTTGGTTGTGGTATAGAGGTATCTGGTGAAGTAATATCTGTAATTATGTTTGTTGTTAATATACTTTTAGACATATTTAAAAATAATTAAAGAACTTCAAAAACCAATCCTCTGTAATTCTCTCTCATTGAATCCATAGAAGCATTTATTTCATCGAGATATAGTTGTATTCTATCTCCAAATATCCCATATTTTCCTCCCTTAGTAAGAGGAATAGTTTGTGATACACCATCTAATGAAACGTTTAAAGAACTTACACCAGCGCCATATAAAAATCCTCCTATTATAGATAGAACGTTTATAGACGTTAATCTACCAACCATATCTAAAAGATCTTGAGGCATCTCATAAGGATCCCATCCTGTAACATACTTGAATCGCCAATAATTAGGTATATAATCTTGACCAAACCATCCCATATAAGGAGTTATTCCATTATATATAAGAGAGTTTTGTGTCATATTAGCGCCTTCTTCACTTGCACTATTAGGTATTAAATGTATATTTCTATAAACGGCTGTACTCTCTGTTTTCTTTAAAGAGAGCCATTCCATAGGATAATTCAATTGACACGCTGAATTTATATATCCTTTTAAATAAGCAATATAATCTACAGGATACATTGCTCTAACATATCCCCATTTATTGAATTCCTCTCTTATAAAGTTTTGACTCTCTTCTATTACTTGTTTATCGAACTTTATAGAAAAAAGTACTTCTACTTTTTTCTGAGAAACTTCAATTTGATGCTGAATAGTAGATAAAGGCATTTTATCTCCATCTAGTGTACAAACAGGAATACCATAAAGATATAATTCCATTAATTCTGTAGCGCTAAAAAGCGTACCTCTATTTTTATTATATTGTATTTTAAGAATTAAATTCGGCATGTCAATAAGAATTTATATTATCAGATCTTTTTTAGAGCTTCATTATACTTCTTTATCAGATAAGCTGCTAATAATTTTTCTGAATTTTTCTCAGACGCTAAGAATTTAGACCATTCTGATTCTGGATATTTATTTTCTTTAATAAAAGAAATAAGTTCATCCTTCTTCATTTTCTTAAATTCCTCTTTTGGATCATCAGATTCCTCAGATTCTTCTGAATCATCTGAAGCGTTAGAATCTTCTTTATTTTTCTTAGAATCTCCAATATTTTCTTTCTTTTTCCAATCATGTGTTCCTTCTATTAAAGATTTAGCACACTTTTCAGAAACTTCACATTCACCATTAGAATCTATATCGATAATTCCGTCAACAGGAACACACAATTTAATAGATTTAATTTTTGGATTTACAGCTTTAATTTTAATTTTCATACTTTTAATTTTAATAAAAAAGGGGATGGGGTTAATTACGCCCACCCCCAATTTTAATTATTTAACAATTATAATCATTTCTTGTATGCGCCAATATTAATTATACGAACCATTTTCTTAGGAGCGTACAAGAATGGTGTACCATAAAGTAGAATCATAAAACGATATGCCGGACTAAGCCTAGCTAAATCCATCTTCATAAGAGGAGCAAGCTGAGCAAACTCAACTACTTCATTATCGAATTGAACAAGCATAGCCTGATCTGTATTAGGCAAAAAGTAGTTCAAATCTCTAATCTTCCCAACAGCAGCACCATTTAATCCCCTAGCTACATCATCTAAAGATACTTCAAACAAAGGATAAAATTGACTAGTTGCAGTTCCGCCTACAGCAGTTCTATATATTCTATAAGCAGTAGCCTTATTAACACCTCCGCCATCTGTAATAGTTATATCAGCAGCGCCTGTTGCAACTAAAACAACAGCAGGAGTTGCAGCAACCAAAGCAGATTCACCATAACGATTAATAGCAGATACAGCATAAAATACCGAACCAGCATCAGCGGCAGCAAACTTACTACCAGCGGCACCAGCATCAACAGCTACAGCCGTAACAGTAGGAGCAGAAGGAGCTTTATCAGAAGAAGGATCACCACCAGCGGTCTTTGCGGGATGTTTTTGGAAGAATACGTCTTGATTCAATCCAATAGGACCAAATTGAGAGTCGAATTCACGAACCCTTTGACCCATAACACCATCCGTAACAGCAGGACTATTAGGCATGATAAATTTATTACCATAGAACTGTTTTACGAATCCACTAAGAACTGATGGAGAAGCATATAATTGGGTTGCCAATCCGTAAGAATTAACAATAGCATTAGCTCCGCTTTCAATATGTTCCTCAGATAAAGATACTCCGCGACAATCTATTACATTATCAGAATTAATATATGAATCATAATTTGCCCATGCGTCACTTTGTTCTTGTTGAGCAATAAAACCATTAAATTCAAGAGGAATCTTTCTCTCATCGCCAAAATAAAGAGATTTATCCAGCTTGCGAAGAATCCAAAGAGTGCCATCCTTTATAGTACGTTCAATAATACTACCGACCATAGTATTAACAAGAGTCATCTGATGTGTAACGCTCTTGGTTACACCCAAATATTTAACTAACTGAGCTCTACGTACATAGATAGAATCTTCTTCATCTGGAAGTTCTCCTTCAGAGTTAAAACCTCCACGATCTTCACCATAACTAGTCTGTTGATTATATTCCTCTACAGTATTATAAGCAGGCTTCTTAGGAATATCTTTCCACAAACGAATATCACTTTCCCTAAAAGTAATATGTTTCAGTGTTTTATCTAGACTCTCAACCTTTAACGGAGAACCAGATGCATCTGACATATTAGTAGTTTCACGACCAGTTATGCTACCAGCAGAGAGTGCTTTATTAAGAGCATCTACATCTTGCTGATTGCCTGATCCATAACCGTCTCCATTAACCCCATAATCAGCAAGGTTGATTGATAATTCATCCATATTCTTTTTAATTTAAATTAAGATATTATTTATTTCTATTTTGTTATTTGAATTCTATATTCATTCTTAAGGCGAGCAATTATATTAGCCGGCATACTTCCTGTTGCTTCAAAATGAGTACAAGCCTTATCAAATTCACTATCAAATTTTCCACCATTAAATGTAGCTTCATCTAATATTTCTGAAATGGCTGCCTTATTTAGAATTGAAACTTTTTGATATTTAGAATCTTCCCTATTAAGTTCGTCTTCGCCTCCCTTTGAAAAATTTCTTTCTACAGGAGCAGCATGTCTAAGAGACTTTGCAGCAGGAACACTTGAACCATATTTTTCAATAGATTCATTCATAGTACTTATTGTTTCATTTTGTCCCTTCACTATATCCTCTAATGCATCTATACGATCATTAGCATATGTAATTGACTCATTAGCCTTTTGAAGTTTGTTATTAGAATCTTTCAATAAGATTCCTAATGCCTTTATACATTTTATTTGATCAACATGAGAAAGCGCAATTCCTTTTTCAAGAGTATCAAAACGATCCCAAAGACCTCCCTTCTTCATACCTCCTTTATCTTCTTCATCATCGTCTTCATTTTCCTCCTCTTCTTCATCATGCTCTTTATCTTCTTTTCCCCTCTTAGAAGATTCAGAATCCATCTTTTTCTTAGAATCCTTTTTAGAAGATTTCTTTTCGTCTTCCTCTTTAGATTCTTCATCATCTTCTTCTTCAGCGTCAGGATCTTCTTTCTCTTCTTCCTCAGGATCCTTTGCCTTTCGGACATCATCTTTATTATCGTCTCTTTCAAGACCTAAAGCATCATAGGCTTTATTGATGTCTTCCTCTGTTATTCCTTCTTTTTTTGACATATTAGATATTTTTTCAATTAATGTATATATTTCCTTCCCCTTACTGAATTCCAAGTCAGGATTATCTTCAAAAATTCTATTAATAACTTCTGCCTTTCCTAACTTACCAGACATCTGTTCTTTGGTCTCACCGTCTACATGTTCTCTTTTTAGAGCTGAAGCGTCTTCAGTATCTAGAGCCTTCTCTTCTTTTTTATCGTCATACTTTTTAACAGTATTTGCTATATTTTTATTAGCATTTACTCCCCTTCCATTAGATTTTTCCTTTTTCAATGTATCATCTTCTTCGGAATCCTCATCATTTAAATCATCCAACTCTCCCTTTATTATATTAGCGAATGTTTTAGGATTCTTAGGCATATGAGTTATTGCTACACCTGTAATAACGGCTTTTTCTACTTTCTTATAAGCAGGATTATTTCTATCAGAAGAACCTCTTTTTAATACTTGTCCTTCTATTGAATATCCAAGTCTACGTGTCTTGGAATCTGTCTCTAAAGTCTTTGCTAATTCCCAAATATCTCTAGCTACTTGACTAGATGGATATAATCTCGTCTCTATATAAAGGCCATTTTTATCTATTTTTGCTTTTGTAGGTTCTCCTACGATTGTAGCTGGATTGCTTTTAGCCTGATGATGCCAGTTTACTAAACCATTTTTCATCAACGGTCTTATGTCAAATCCCTTAGGATCAAGATATTCTCCATCAGCATCCTTATCGGCAGTTGAAGCTATACCTCCTAAAAGCATTTGTTCTTCACCTGTTTCAGGATCTAGAGCTTTTTTAATTTCTACAGGACAATAGAATTTAAAATTATTTTCAGATTTATTCATAAATAAAGATCTAAACGATTATTGAATAATCATTAATATAATACCTGTTTATTACAAATATTAAGCGTATAATGATAAAAAATTATTCAGAAATTGTACGGTTAACCCATCCCCAAAAATATTTTTTATTTTTAGGATGTTTTTTAGTTATCTTTATATAATATTTTATTTTTAAGATTTTAACAGAATTTGAATAATTTTCATATTTTACAGAATCTTTATAATATCTAATACTATCCTTATAAATCTTAATTAAATTAATATAATTATGAATAGAATCTTCTTTTAATTTTATCGTATCTCTCAGCGAAATAGTCTTATCATTATTCTTAGCTTCTCTCTTTTCTAAAAAAGAAGTGTCTTTATTATCTGCATTTACAATATTCCTTCCTCCACAATTTACAAAAAATAAAGCAAAAAATATAAAAGATAACATTAATATAATTCTTTTCATCCTACCACACTATTTAATTTCTTTAATAATATATTATCCATCTCTCCATTTTCTGATAAAGAAAAACTCTTTTGAGACATTTTTACAGCATTAGATATTCCAATATTAACTGAGGAATCTAAAAGTAAATTAGCTACTTTTTGGTTACTTATCTTATCTCCCCATATTTTATCCCAAAATTCCTTTTTATAAAAAGAAGATACATAATTTGTAAGTTCTTTGTTTTCACTAAGATTCTTATTATTGAGTTTTTTATCTTTCTTGTAAATATCTATTATATTCCATCCTTCCCAATTAGGGAACCAACGTCTAGAAATACCTCTATACGTTTCTCCTCCAGAATCTTTAGGATCGTTAACATATCCCCCTTCATTCTTTAAAATGATAGGAAAAGCCTTACTAAAATCTGCCATTATTTTCCGAATAAATAATTCTCTGCTTTTTCTAAATCTGTATCTTCAGCTTTCCAAGTATCAGGTAAAATCTTTTCACTCTTTAATTCTTTTGCTCTTTTCTTAATCCATCTTTTAGCTCTTTCAGGATTTTTAGCTCTTCCAATAGATTTAATAGCATTTTGTAAATCTGAAATATTTCGGATAGGGAATGATCCATCAGGAAGTGCTTCTTTCTTTTTAGACAAACTCTTTCTCTCTTTTTCAGAAAATTCTGCTTTTTCTATATTATCATCAAAAAGATAATCTTGCGCCTTTTTCAAGAGTTTATTATCTTTTTTAGAATCTTTAGAACTTTTCTTATCTTCGGAATCTCCCGAAATAAAAGAATCAATAGCTTCTTCTCCATAAAGTTTAGAATAAAGTTTAGGATTTTTCTTTTTCATCTCTCTCTTTCTTTTCTCTAGGTCATCTTTTGTCTTGACCATATCTTCAGCAGTAATTGCCTTTTCTATAATATCTTCCATTTCATTAAAATTAATAGATTTTATAATATTCATTGCTTTAACTTGCCATGGTAAATTTGTTCCTATCTGAACTGTACCATTTATTACTTTTGTTTTTCCACCATTTTTAATAGATGGTCCGATAGCTTGCATAACTTGAATAAAACTTCTTGGAGTAAATTTAGCAGGATCAGCTTCATTAACATTATCTTTCATAAAGTCATAAGCCATCTTTCTAATCTTTTGTTGATCTGCCTTATCAGGGAAATCTTTATTAAAAGCCTTTTGATAAGAAGATAATCCCATAGTCTTATATCTATTAGCTAATATCTCTATTGTTTCATTTCTTGTAAAATTAATATTATTTACAATTCCACGAGATAAAACAGCTTTTTTATCCTCATTCTTTTCTGCAATATTATCAATATCTTTATTTGTAAGAACTATTATTCTTCCCTTCCAAACTTCTGTATTTCCTGTATCCGGATCAACAAAAGTTCTACTTTTTTCATTATTGTCACAAATCTTTTTAAGAGTTTTATCCATTGCTGCAGAACGAGTTGTTAAAATCTTATCTGCATCATCAAATACTAAAATATGACCGTGTTCATCTCCATCATCGTCTGTATAGGTACCGTTATACCTAGATAACATTTTTCTAAAATCTTCTTCATCATCAGGATCGTCACATTGAACCCAACCATAATCATTACCTTCAGAAGGATCATCTCCTTCTTCTAATTTAGGAATATCGCTATCATTTAAAACAGCCCATAAACCATATGATTTACCAGCTCCTGCTC